GTAGGGTCTGTAAAAGTAGCATTTGCAACTACCGAGTAGTTAGTATCGTTTGATGCCGTTCTGCTTGATGAAACTACAATAAATTCAATATCGTTTAAAGTTGCAATAGTAGCATCTGCTGTTAATATTGGAGCTTTTAAAACTCTTTGTACTAAAGTTGGTACTGCATCAGAAGCTTCAGTAAGGTTTATTGAATAACTACCCTCTAAAGTATTAAATCTTGTTATGGAATTTACATCAAAAGCATTTCTAATAATATCAGATGAAGCAATATCTCTCTTGCTAACTTCTATATAATTTGGAGTAATTTCACTTATATACTCATCAGTTTCATCAATTAATTTTACTTTTATATGTTGTGTAGTTTCATTACCCTCATCTGTTACTTGTTGAAGTGTTTGCGAACCGCCACCGCCAATTTCACTAACCGCAACACGCTTACTAATTCCACTTTGCACTAATTCTATTTCTTCCGTTCCCGTTAAAGGCGTGGTTGCTAAGTCTAATTGTGATATTTTTTTATTTGCCATTAGTTTACTATTCTAAAATCGTTATTTTCTGTAATTCTAAACTCTCCATCTTCGGTTATTCTATAATCCAATCCCGCATCAAAAAATCCCGCATTCTCTAAATCGTTTATAAAAAAACTTTGATATTCTTCTTTACCTGTAAAACTTATTTTAAACCCGTTAAAATCTGCTTTTGCTCCGCCTGTAGCATAATCTAAAGCACCGCTTTCAAGTCCGTTATATAAGCCAAAAATGCGATATAATCCGTTTCTATCTCTAAAGATTAAACGATAATCTTTATTAACTAATTTACTTATGTTTTCAATGCCGTTTACACCTTGCAATTCAATAGGCAAACTTTGATTAAAGAATTTGCCACCATCGCTATTTTCTTGTGTTTCATTTGCGTTTGGATTGCCATTGCAATAAAACTTATAAATAGTTGTTGTTGGAAATGTTACTAATATATTTCCATCTACAATAATTTGAGAACGTGAATAATTTACATAAGGAAATAAATATACTTCATCAACCCCACCTAAACTATCTTTGCATTTTCTATTATATCCGCTTGTTATTGTAGATACCATTTCCTATCATCAAGATTGTTATAGTTCAATTTCCATCCTGCTGTAACTTTAATATTTCGATTTGCATTAACATCATCTTGATATGTCTTGAACTCTGGAATGGTATTATTACAAATCCATTTATTAAATCTTAAAATTAACATTTGAGCATAAGCATTGTATTTGTTAGACAAAAACATAACTTCATCTTTACTAACAACCTCTATATTTTCGCCTGTATGTTTGTAAATCCCTCCGTTATCAACCATATATTGACCGATTTCAATATACTCCGCAATAGCTTTATTTTTAGTAATTGGTTTAACATAATCATTATACATTGTTTCGTACAACCCTGTTAATTCGTCATTTTCAGCATCGGTTAAAATTTTATCGTATAATTCAGTTCCTAATAACGGCTCTATAATCGTTAATTGTACGTTTGCAATACAAAAAAGGTATTTATCAGTGTCAACATTTCCACCTAATATAGTGGTTGATGCCATTTCTTGCGGTGTAATAAATAAAAACTCTGCCATAATATTAATTTAATGCGCCTCTATTTGGCATATTAATAGGTTCTACTCCTGCTAAACCTTTTGCGGGTTGTTGTATGCTTTTGTCTATTGCTATTGGTGATTTAACATCTACTTTAACATTTTCATTTTTGCGCTTATATGTTAATTTTTCCCAATAATGATGACAGTTAACACCGCCTTTATATTTAAAAATATTATAAGTACTTGCTCCTTCTGGCCCGAAACCAGCGTTAACAGGTTTGTCATTCATAGATTCAATATCCTCAATACGATATATCTTTTTTGCTCTTAACATTTTATTACAAAATTGCCTTTCACCTATCAAACTTCCAGCGTATCGGTATCTTGTAATAGTATCAAACAAATCATATCTTGATTTATTAAGCGGTGTTGCTGTTCCTGTACTTGCTAAACTAATTTTTTCTTCCTCTTCATAATTAACGGGTTTACACTCTATTAATTCCCAAATTTCTAAATCTTCATCCTCACCTAAATCAATAAATAAATCTAAATCAGTCTTTTTTTTTTCTTCGCTTAAAGTAATAGTTTCTTTTGTTACTAAAGGTTTGAAATACAATTCTAAATTTATATCGTAATATTGTAAAATGGTTTCTAAAGAATTAATTATAAATTGTTGCTTTGGCTCAATTACATACTTAATTAACTGCTCCCTTGCTGTGTCTAACTCATCCGCATTGTTACCAAAACCTGTATTGTCTTTTATTCCAAATAATATAGGACTTACAACCCTGTGAGAAGTCATTATTTGTTGTCTGCTTTCGCTTGTTAAATACTCCCATTGTTTGTGAGCATCGTTTACTTGTAAAGCTGTTACGGTTATATCTGCATCTCTACCATTAAAAGATAAAACAAAACGACCCGCATTACTTGAACCTGTTAAACGTTGTTTTATCTTTCTTTCTATTTCGTCTTGTTCCTCTGGTGTTAAAGAATTTCCATCAGGGATATTAATTATGTACCCAAAAGATAAGCCGTTTTTAATATGTGAAATGTAATAGTTTCCTATTTCTTCTTCCATTTCCATATATGGTAATCCTGCTAAATAATCAGGGTCGCTAAAATAAGTTTTCCCTGCCTTATAAGGCATTCCGTTAAATATTTCAATTTCATCTTTTGAAGTTCCAAAAGCTGGAAATTCTAAAGGTTTAAATTTATTTACATTACTCCAATCTTTTGAATACCAATAAAACTCAATTTCTTCTTCTTCGTTTTCTATTGATGGTACTACACGCTCTTTTGGTATATGCTTAATCGCACCTAAATCAGTTTTGTTTTTAGCTTTTATTACTTGTACGCTAAACTCATTAAATAACGTGAAATCACTAACTATTCTTTTTAAATCAGTATCTTTTAAAATCATTTTAAAACGCAACCAATCCTGTGTGTTTGTCAAGGCGTTTTTAGCGTGAATACCACGCCCATAAATCATATCGATATAGGAATTAATAATAGCAGAGTTTGTTACACTACCATTATATCGATTGATAACGTATTTATAAAAGTCATTATTTTTTCCATTTAAAACCCAATTTTTTGATTTATTTTCTTCAACTTTAGGTCGAATATAATTGTTTAATTGGATTAATCTAATATCGTTTGCCATTAGTAAAAATATACGTTATTTGTCAACTTATAGTCTTGTGGTGTTTGAGAGGTTGCTATCAATTTACCTCTGTAAACAACCTCGTTTTCTTCTTCAATTTTTACTTGAAACTTTTGATTTTCTGTAAAAGTATATTCAAAAGATAAAAATAAAACACCATCAGTAATAGTATAAGTGTTATCTATGTTTTCGGTAACTTTAGTAGCTTCGTTAAATAAAGACAATGTTATATTATCGGATGGATAATAACGAGGTATTAAATCTATTATATGGTCTGTATCTTCTGGATTAACTACTTTCATACTTATATAACTAAAAAAACCCTAATTTGTTACAATTAGGGTTTTAACTAAAAACTATAAAAAATTAATCAACCAAAGCCAAAAATTCCGTTACTGTATCTCCATCTAATTTTGGTGATAATGCCCCTGTAGTAGAAACACCTGTTAAAGTATATCCGTTTAATTCTGTTTTTGCCCCTCCAGTAGATTGTACTACAGTAAAATCAATTCCATCATCAATACCAATAGCGTGGTAAACCCCGTTTCTATCTTTTACAACCGCCATAGGAAAACCATAAGCCAAAAGGTTTAATTGTGCCGAACTTGTAGCATCAATCTTTTTAAGCACTATTGTAGTTGTTTGAGTATTAACCGAAGTCCCTGAATTTCTATCAGGTAGTAAACTTTCGCTTACATTATTTCCATCGCCCTCAATTTCGTACTCAAAAACAGTTGTCAAATCAGCATTAATTGCAGTACACACGCCATCTACTATTGTAAAGGGATTTTCAACGTAATTAAATAAAAACAATTTACCTAAACCACCTAAACTTTGTTTGCAGGGTCTTAATCTCCCCGATGCTAAATCACAAGACATATAATTAAATTTAATTAAAGGCGGTAACTAAACCGCCTTTGTTACTTGTTATCCTTATGCGATAGGTCTAGCCCAAACAATCTCTTCTCCGTTGTAGTATTGAACACCACCAGAATAAACCATTTTCATTCTGATTTGACCTGTCAATAAACCTACTTCATCTTCATCAACTATTGAAAGTTGGTTAAAATCTTGCTCTAATCCTGTTCCAAAAACTAAATTTTTAGCTTCTGCAATTACGATTGTGCTAGTAGGCAAACCATTTACTTCTGTCAAAGTATATCTACCAAAACGCATTTGTCTTTCTTCTGCTCCTAATCCGTTTGTAATAGCTGGAGTAGTTAAACTAAAGCTATAAAATTGGAATACATCAGGAGAAACCATTACGTTAAGTGTTTTTCTTCTCAAAGGTATTGGAATAGCGGCTAATGCTTTTTTCAATTCAGTTACTACGTTTGCCTCTGTAACTGTGTCTAAGTCAACGTCGATAACTTGAGCATCCGCTAAAAACAATTTCAAGAAACCATCCCACTCAGCAACATTTGCGCTATCACCGTTCCAAATTTTGTAATCTATATCCTCAGCAGTTTCAGCCAAAACTTCAACTTGGATAGCTTCTACAATATCAGCAGGAGCATTTGGATTTGAAGCACTTGCTCCCATTGTTTCTTGTGACCACGTTGCTCTAAAATCTTCTTTACATACTTGTAAATCGTTTTTAAGTTTTTTTGGTGCTAGTGTTTTTTCTGTTAAAGTAATTGCACCCTCTGGATTAAATCCGCAAGAGTATGCAGTAGTTCCGTCTGTGTAACGGATTTTTCTCATATTAAGTTCGTAACCTACGTTTGGCGCAAGAGTTACTAAACCTAATCTTAAAGTGTCAGCTTCTTTAAAAGCTTTTCCTATAATCGCACCCGCTTCTTTTCCAGCGTAATTTGATTGTACTGATGTTGTTGTTGCCATTTATATTTTATTATTTATTATTAATTATGAAAATGCGATTGATGATGCTAAAGCACCAATTCCTGTTACAAAGTAAGAAGTACCATCCGATACTAATTCTACAAAATCCCCGATTGTTTCTGCTGATGCTGAAAGGGTTATTGTAGTTGTTCCTGCTGATGCAACAAATGTACTATTAACAATCGCACCACCTCTTACGTTTGCGCCTGTTGATACAATAGTCCAAGCTGTTGTTGCAAACGCTTGAGCCGTGATTATTCTAACTTTAAATCCATCTACAGGAGCAGGTAAAGTAATTGCTCTTCCTGTTGCTGATTTTAAGTATAACACTTTTCCGCTATCGCTTTGTGTTAAAGTTGTTGCCACTGTTAATTCGGTAGTATCTACCGCTAACATTTGTGTTCCGTAAATTATTGTTCCTCTTGTACTTCCCATTTTAATTATTTCTTAAATTATGTAATATTCTTTGTTGTTTGTTCATTTTAGATAAATCAACCTGAAACTCAGGTTGTTTAATTCCTTTTGATGCAGGTTGTTTGCCTAATTCTTCTACTTGCGTAGTAAGTGTTACAAGTTTTTGTTCTTGTTCGTTGTACTTAATCAAAATGCTTTTAATTGCACTTTCGATTTCACTTGCGATTTTAGCATCGTTTGAAACTTTGCCATCGGTTTCCATTTCAGTTTCTACAACTTCTGTTTCAGCTTCCATAGTTTTAACCTCTGCAATAACGCCTTCCTCTGTAACGATTAAAACCGTTCCATCTTCCAAAGGATGTTCACCAACAGGCACAGGAACTTTAGTTCCATCTTCTGCCATAATCCACGCACTTTGACCTACTAACATTGTTTCACCATCGTACTCAATGGTTAACTCACCGTTTGCGGTTTTAATGCTACCTAATTTGATTTCAGCTTCTTTTGGTGACAAAGCTAATTTTATCTGATTAGGTAAATCTTTTAAAAGTTCAATAAAACTTTTTTCGACTTCTTTACTCATATTAATATCTGTTTTTAAATTTACTTCTTCTAATGAAAGCATTGCATCTATTGAAAACCCTTGCACCTTTCCTGTTTTAACGTACTCGTTCCAAACTTCATCGCTATCAACTTTCATTGTAGCCATCCAACTGCCTTTTGGATAAGTAAAACCAAAAGCGTTTGACTTATCGTTTTCAGGATTTTCAACAATCCAACTTTCAACAAACGTAACACCCTCAATTTTATCTTTTACAGAATGCTCAATGGTTGAATTTGAGTGTGAATTTGACTTGAAAAAATTATGACTTAACTCTTTAATAGTTTCAGCATCAAAAACAATATTAAACTCTTCGCCACCTTGATTTCTATAAATAGGTTTATTCGGTTCTAAAACCAATCCCATCAAAGTACGTTGTTCAACTTCTTTTAATTGGATTTCATTATCTTTTGAAAGCGCAATAAATAAACCCTCCATTGCTGGACTTTCGACTAAAGAAATTGCGTAAACTCCTTTGTTTAATTTTGGATTGTATTTAGCTTTGTATGTTTTCATTTATTTATTTGCATCATAATAAGCATTATCTAATGCTGATTGTCTTTCAAAAAAACTTTTATTTC